GAGCCATCAGCAACAAACATATTTGCAGTATTAGTTTCTAATAAAGAAAGAGTTGTATAATACTCAAGATTTTTAATTCTATTTTCAAGATTTTTGATGTCTGCCATCGTAAATCTCTTACGATTTAAGAAATCAATTTGTGCTCCAGCAACGTTATACAGATAAGGTGGAAGTCTAACAGTAGCTATTTCAATAGCCCCATCTACAGGAACAGGTTTTTGTGGATCTTCCGAAGGATCTCCATATTTTATTTGGAATTGTCCATCTTTGCTTAAAAATATTCTATCAATTCTTCCAAGATAGAATGAATAATCTGTTAATAAAGCTTCATCTGATGCTAGAATATTAGGAGCAGAATTTCCAGATGTATTAAAACTTCTTCCTTTAAATTCAAGAGGAGATCTATCACCTTCAGAAACAGAAGATACTTGACCTGCTCTTGGTCTTATATCAATTATATCTGAGTTAGAAATATCATCAATTTTTGGAATATCTATACCATAATCATACTGATCATAAGAATTAACTGTTATAAAATCACCATTATCTCCAGAATCAAAAGATCCATTAGAATAATATATTTTTATTTTTTTAGAAGGAGCATCTGCATCAGATTTTCTTCTAATTTTACCTATATTATAGATTGTTGATTGTTGACCATCTACAAATGAGAAATTAGGAGATATATTAAAACTTGGAGAATTTAATGTTGAAACTATAGCACTAGCCCCAGATTCTTGGAATTGAACTGTTTCTCCTTCTTTAAATAAATGCTCATTCTGATAAATGACACTAATTTCAGTATCACTTGGTTTTTCTGCAACCATAGCGACAGCATCACTATTTTGCCCAATTAATTGCTCCCCAATGATCAGTTCATTAGTAGTGGTAGATTGTGTAATAATACTTGATAAATTAATTTTTGGTGAAGAAGGATCACTAGTATCAGCTGATTCGTATATTGACAATACTTCTATAATATCAGAATCATTTATAGATATATTTTTATCCTGAACTCTGGTTCCGTATGGATAAGCACCATAAGTTAATCCATCATTCAATGTAGTAGTTCCTATTCCAGAAGAAGAATCCTTAGAATAATTAACAACTAAAGATTTAATAGCATTTCTTATCTTTTGTTTTGCTTTTGGTTTTTGCTTCTTAATGGTAGCAATTAAAGTTGCACCTTTATTGGCAGCAGGGGGATCTACTAAACCACGAATTTGGCAAGTATTTCCAGATCCAAAATCAAATTGATCTGATGTTAATTCATGAGTCTTACCATCTGCACCAATCAAAGAATATCTCTTTGCAGTAAATGGTTGGAAACTTTCACTAGTATCTACTGTAGGAAGAGGAGTTTCTAACTTACCATCACTAATATTAACAGCAAAAGTCTTTCTAACAACAACAGAAGCACCTGTTAAATCAACATTAGATACATTTCTCTTAGAAAGTCGAGTATATAATGTATTATCACTAGAACTATCTAATTGAGTTGCTAAAACTTTTAAATCACTTACATTTAAAAATGGAGTTACACTAGTAATACCAGAAGCAGTTGTTGGTAATCCACCATTAAATACTCCAGATACTGTAGTAACACCAACAACTGAGACAGAAGTTGCATCTACACTAATTACTCTTGCTAAAATAGGATCTTCTGATATTGCAAGATCACTATATGAGATAAGATTACCAATAGTAGTAATTCCTGGAAAATTAGGATTAGTGCTTTGCACTTTTGTTCCTGCAGCTCCTTTATCTACACCAACTGTAGCAACACCTACACTAAGTAATGTAGATGGTATTACATTCGCGCTAAATGTATTAAGACCAACATTATTATCATCAGTTCCATAAACGGATTGAACATCAGAAATAGTGTAATCTGTAATTCCTATTGCAGTTCTTCCATTATCAATACCATTAATAATTAATTGCTCATCTACAATAAAATTACCATTTTTTTCATATACTGTTAAAGCTACTCCAGCACTAACAGAATTTACAAGAAAAGCAGTAGCACCACTATCCTTTCCTTCAACAAAAGCAGGAACAGATTGAGTAATAGATTGATTTAACTCTATTTCACTAAAAGTCTGTACATCGTATAATGCAAGATCCCACTGATTCTTTTGCTTGTCAGAGTCTGCAACTTCATAAGTACCTGATTCGAGTCTAAAATCATATACCCTAGCAAGACCAACTTCCTTACCTGAAACAGTTTCCGAATTAACACCTACTCTTTGATCTCTTAAACTTAGAACATATGTACTACCAATACCTACTGTCGGAGTTCTAAATACACTATTTAACTTAAGTGTTGGACCAGTATTATAAATTATATTCTGATTTGTTAAAGTTTTAGTATCTCTTGGTTTTGGCACGTCCAAATATGTTGGACCTATTGTCTCCAACTCATATCCTTTAACATAAGCTTTACCTGGAGAAAGTTTATATAGTGCTAAATTATCACTTGGGGTTTCTCCACCTGATGTAAACTGACCAGCCCTATATACTCCCCTATTTCCAATATTATCATTTAAAGATTCTAAAAGAGTAACATCAAAAGGTTTAACATCATAATTACCACTCTCATCATAAGTTCTTCTTGCAAGAGTATCTGTTATATCAAAATTAGATGAATATGGTGAACCTCCACCACCACCACCTATTGCAGTAGCACCACCTTTACCAGGTTTTTTAGATCTTAAAACTCCTGGTTCACTATTACCACCAATAGTAGCTAATTCAACAAATGAGTTATCATCAAAATCATCTAGAGGTTTTTGATACAAACTAAGACTAATTTTTAATCTATCAGCACCTGGCGCAGCATAATTGTTAAATCCTTGAGAATTATCATTCAAACTTTCATCTATATCTGCATTTATTATTTCTTCATTTACATATAAACCAACCCTTGCTTCAGGTGTAGTAGTGTATTGACTAATTATAAGAGTTTCTTGATTTACCCTACAAAATTGTCCTCTTACAAAATATACTCCTTCTTGAATTTGAAAAGAAGATCCAGTGACAGCAGCATTATTTGCTATTGTTACTGCAAATGGAGCACCAGCAGAAATTGCTGTATTACCCAATAATCCTGAAGTAATTGTTTCTGAACATATTAATGGCTCACCATCAGAAAATACTTGAGTAGAATTATTTCCTGTATTTGATGAAAGATAATTTATATAAAGAGTAAGTTGATTTCTTTCAGAATCTTCTGGGAATAAAACTTTATCTACAACAGCACTAACCCCAGATGTTTGACCAGTAATTTTTGAACCAACTAATTGATCAGCATATGCAGTTACAGGAATTCCTTGATAATTATTATTAATTTGAATACCATAATAAATTCTATTATATCCAATATTACCAGGTATTACTCTTGCACCTTCTTTAAAAAAATGTTGACCAAATTTTTCAATTTGGTTTTGCAATATAGACTGAAGAGCTGTTAATTCTCTAGCCTGAACAGGATATCCTGGCTTAAATAAAACCCGATAATAATCATCTGATGGATTATAGTCATCAAAATAAGGAGCTACATTTAAGTTGGTTTGCTGTGGCATGATTTTTTAGAACTGCAATACTATTTTAATATCTTCTTTTTGGTTTGTTGACCGAGTAATAGCTGGTCTATTATCAACAAAAATAATATTTCCTGAGTATTTTTTAACTTCGGGATTAGCAATACCTTCAGTAAAACTCTGACCAAGATAATATGTTCTATTATTTAGAACGGTAGAGAGACCTGTAAATCCAGTATCAATCTCTAAAGTGGATCCAGATGAAGGAACAATTTCCACACTTCCACCTGTACTTGGAGAAGCAGTGAAAGCATTTAAATTAAATCCATATTGAGGGTCTGTTAGTGCAGTTCCAACGGTATTAAATCCAGCAAGAGTTCTATCTTGCCAATATTTTAACACACCTGTAGTTTGATCATAATTAACTATTCTTCCTACTGCAGTAGATCCTGTTGCAATTGTTTGAGTAACATAAGAATCTGCAGTAAATGTAGCAGAACTATACCCAGTTCCAGTTAATCTCAAAGCACTAAGAGCACTTGCTTTATCAGCACTTAAAAGGGAAGTAGAATCAAACTGTTGTGGATTACATACAACACCAACTCTCGCAATATCATTACCTGTTATAAAATCTGGATTCTCATTATCATTTTCAATTCTAGAATATAGTAAAACATTATAAGCACCCAACTCTCTGTATATGTTAGATCCATGCCCTCCTTGAGGTGGAATGATAACATTAAATTCGGGACGTGTGCTTCCAGTAGGTACACTACCCGCTTCTAAATCAACACTTCCATAAGTATACCCAGATCCTTGTTTAGAAATAACAACAGTGTCAACCTGTTGATCATTGGTTGTTGTTATTGTACATTCAGCTCCAGATCCATCTCCCTTTATAGGAACATTGCGATATTCCGTACCCCCTACAGGACCAATACTTACTCCTCGATTAGTAACAGTTATAATCTTAATAGATCCATCTACTGCATTATCTCTAACTGATGCATTATCACTAGCAGTTGACCAATCTTTTGGAACTGGCATGAAATCGGTAGAATCAAACTTTACAATATCAGATGGTTTAATAGTATAAAGATATTTCCAAATATAATTATCACCACTACTTCCAGCAGACCTTGGTTCTAAATCAGTAAAGGTTGGTTCATCTAGTGATGGTCTTCCATTAGGATTATCTGGATCTGTACCATTTTGAAGACATTCATAAACTCGATAATCACTGTTTATAACATAATAAGTTGCAGTATACAAATTAGTTGCACCTGAAACAGGAGCAGTATTTGTTCTACTATAATCTCCTCTATACATGTCATAGGTAGTACCAGATGACCATACTCTTTTATTAACAATTTGTTTTACATCCGAAGAAGTGATTTTCTTCAACGCAATCATGTTATCCCAATAATCATTTTCTTCCGAAAAACTATCTTTAGGGGAAGGGGGAGTTGTATTCCAATCAGTTGCGATATCAGTAGGATTTGTTAATCCAACAAAAGAATAATATGCATTTGTACTAGAACTTACCCCAGCGACAAAATTCTTCGCATTCAATATTCTAATCTGATCAGTTATTATAGCAGCCATTTGGACAGAGATTTTTCTTTATTTATTAATGATTTGATCAAGGAGTTTTATATTGCTTATATTTAAGGGAAGCAGATCTTCTTACTACTGGAGAAGTAGAAATTCCACCTGTTCCTCCTAAAGTATAAGCGGTATAAGTATTACTCTCAGATCGTGAGGTTAAATTAACTTTACCCCAACTATATGCTCCAAAGTAATTACCAGTTTGAATACCAGCACCACTGAAAGTAGGCCATTGACCACTCCAAGTATTGAAGTTTGTTACTTTCACAAACACCCTATTAAGATGAGTTGTACCTATTCCCACACCTGTAGTTCCCACTCCTGTTGCAGCCC